TATGGATCTCATACAGAGATACTCGGACTAATAAAAGAAGGTAAACAAGAAGAATTTACTAAACAAATCTTATGTTTTGTTAGGTCTAAGAAACTTCTTACATATTATGAGACTAAATACCTATTTATTAAAGAGGTACTTGAATATAGAAACAATTATATCAACGATAACGTCCTCGGAAAATTTTATAGAAAAGACTTTATAACACCTGATACAGATGATTAAACTACGAGAAATAGTAGGATTACCAAGCTTACAGTACCATATCGATAATGGTTTAACACTTCACGAAAACGTATACCGCTACTCTTCTGAAGCATTTGTAAACTTATTTACAGAAGCTAGAGAAGCTTATGAGAATGGAGATGTTGAATTGAACGAAGAAGATGAAGATCTAATCAGAAATACAGACATCGGAACTCATGGAGAGTATAACGGAATGGAAGTACCTTTAGATTTACCAATGGTCTCTCCAAGCTATAATCCACTATTCGAAGTTGGATGTTGGATTGATGAGATGATTGAAGATGATAGTAAAATAGATGAAGCAACTTCTATAGACGAGATGATTGATTTTGATGCTGTAAAAGAAGCAGTAGAATCTATGGGTGCTAAGATTGATATGGATAAGTTTAGAAAAGCAATTAAACACCATAACGATAGCTTCGATTATAACGGCTTTGAAATACTAAAAGCTTCTGTTGACTTTATGCAAGAGACAGAATATAAAGGAAAGAAAGTTCAATTAAACAAACCTAAACGTGGCGGTAGTAAAAAGTTCTACGTATACGTTAAGAATCCTTCAACAGGAAATGTAAAGAAAGTATCATTTGGTGATACCGGACTTTCAGTTAAATTTAAACAACCAGGAGCAAGAGCATCTTTTGCTGCACGTCACAAATGTGCTTCAAAGAAAGACAGAACTAAAGCAGGATACTGGTCTTGTAATATTGGCCGATATTGGAAATCACTTGGAGGAAGTTCTAACTTCTCCGGATACTGGTAGACTATGAAACTTACAGATCTATTAATAGAAGCTATAAGCAAAAAGATTAATTGCAACAACTGTGAATGGTCTTGGAAAGAATCTGAAGGCGGTAAAGATAAATACCTTTGCCATAAATGCGGTCATGATAACACACCTAACTCTTTTGATGAATTTGCTTTAGTAAGAGGTGAAGGAGCAGCTAAGATAGCTTCCAATGCAAAAGAAAAAGGCGGACTAGCTCTTCTTACTTATAATCATTTTAAAGTAAAAGACTCTTATTATAAAAAAGCAGCAGAAGGTAAATTTAATTTACAAGAAGCAAAGAAAGAATTTAAAGAAACTTTAAGCAAGATCTCCTTAGAAATGGATCAAACTACTTTTCAAAGAGAGGTAGGACGTCTAGAAGTATTAGGAGAGTTAATTATTAAGAATGACTAATAAAGAACAAAAAGCAGCTAGTCGAAAAAAGATAGCTAAAGCCACTGTTAAACAACAACAGAAGAAAGGCAACTACAAAAAGAAAACTTAGTATGCTTCCATTTACAGAAGAACTACAAGAAGGTTATTATATTAGAACATTTGATTCTAAAACCCCTATCGACGAATTTGTATGGCATAGAGACCAAGAAGATCGTTGGATAGAACCGGTTGGAGAAACAGATTGGAGATTTCAGTACGATAATGAGGTGCCGATTCCTCTTCAAAAGCTATTTATTAAAGCAGGAACCTACCATAGGGTAATTAGAGGTACCGGCACACTAACCTTAAAGATTATTAAACAAAATGGCTAAAGCAAAAGCAGCAGGCAGTTCTCAAAAAGTAACCTTCGGAAAAAGAAGTCAAGGTAAGCCTAAAAAGAATTACGGCCCAAAAGAAGAAAAACCAAAAAAGTATAGAGGTCAAGGTAGATAATGAAACTATCCAGAATCATATTAGAAGGTCCAATTGGATATGATCCAGAATACAATGCGATTATAGACAAGATAAAAGACAAAGGCGGTAAGTACTTAGGTGCCGGAGATTACGGTGCTGTGTATTTACTAGGAGGAAGAGCTGTCAAAGTAACGACAGATGAAATTGAAATAGAACACGCCTTAAAACTAGTAGGAAAAAAGACAAAATACTTTGTACATATACATGATGTAAAAGAAATGAATCCAAAGTTAGGAGTAATAACAATGGATATAATGGCACCACATCGAGGAGAAGTGCCGGAAGAGTTCTTAGATGCTTTAGAAAAAGAAGCTAAAAAACTAGGAATAGATCCCGATGAATTAGATATCCGTCCAGATAATTTTATGGAGGAACCATCTACAGGAAAGATAAGAATGACAGACGTTTAAAAAACTACAACTATTTATTTAATATAAAAGAATTACAATGAGCAATAACTTTGATTTAAGAAAATTCTTAACAGAAAATAAACTAACTTCTGTTGCGAAAACAGTAAACGAAACTACAATAAACGAATACGAACACCACTACAGAAAAGTAGGTGGAGAATGTCGTAAATATAATGACGAAGGTGATTACACAGTTGTTAGTATGCACTACTGTCAATACAACGAAGGAGAGGCAACCAAACCAGAAGTTAATGAAATGCATGGCGGATATCTTGAAGTAATGGGAGATGAATTCCATATTGCAGCAAAAGAAATTGCTAAAGCTTGGGTAGAATGGAGAAACGGCCCTGCTACAGAGCCGGAAGATATTGAACCAGCAAGAGAAGATGTAATAGAGTTTCTAAAATCAATGATTCGATAATATTTCCTGAATATAAAAATAACTAGAGAAAGGCTTGCTTATGTGAGCCTTTTTTCGTATATTAAGGTAATAGTTACGTGCATATGGAATATACTTTTCTTTTAGGGGCAGTTGAGAATGTGTTAGGTAAGAGTTATAAACGAGCAAAGGATAATCATGCATTCCATTGTCCATTTTGTAATCATAAGAAACCTAAGTTAGAAATCAACTTTAATACAAACGACAAGGGAGAAAATCCCTGGGAATGTTGGGTATGTGAAACTAGAGGACGTACTATAAGATCTCTGTTAAAGCAACTTAAAATAAGCGGACCTCAAGCACAAGAAGTCCTTCAGTATATAAAGAAAGGTGAACAAGTAGAATACCAGGTAGAGAAAGCAATAGAATTACCTAAAGAATTTCAACCATTACATTTAGCACCGACAACATCTTTTTCTGCTAATATTGCAAGAAAGTACCTCTACGATAGAGGTATTACAGATAATGACATTTTAAAATATAATATTGGTTATTGTATTGCAGGAGAATTTAGCGATAGAATAATCATACCATCATACGACAATAACAATCAATTAAACTTTTACGTAGCTAGATCTTTTAATAGAAGTTATGCTAAGTACAAAAACCCTGAAGCTTCTAAAGACGTAATTGTCTTTGAAAACTTAATAAACTGGAATCAACCTATAGTAATATGTGAAGGAGTATTCGATGCGATGGCAATCCGAAGAAACGCTGTACCTATTTTAGGTAAAAATATATCGAAATCTTTTTTAAAAAAAATAGTTTCAAGTAAAGTAAAAGAAATCTATATAGCTTTAGATAAAGATGCTTTAAAGAAAGCCGTTAAGTTTTGCGAACAGTTTATAAGTATGGGTAAAAAAGTATACTTAGTAGATATGGACGAAAAAGACCCTAGTGAAATGGGTTTTCAATTATTCACCAACCACATACAAGAAGCAGAAGAGCTAGATTTAAGTTCTCTTTTGCAGTATAAACTAAACTTATTATGATAAGACAAGGAGATAATCTTTTAGTAGAAGATACTAAAAAGAATCTATCCTACAATCCTGATTTAAAGCAAATCAATTTTCTAGATAGAAGAGTTTACAAACGTTCAGAAGGGGTATATTACCCGTCTGTAACTACAATTTTACAATACCTTCCAAAAAATAAATTCTTTGAAAATTGGATTAAAGATGTAGGTCATAATGCAGAAATCATTATGCAAAAAGCAGGTAAAGAAGGTACACAAGTCCATAAAGCAGTTGAGATACTTGTAGAAGGAGGGGAGATAAGTTGGATGGACGATTACGGAAATGCAAAATACTCCCAAACTGTATGGGAGATGATTTTAAAATTCCATGATTTTTGGACAACACATAAACCTAAGCTACTCTCTTCAGAACAGTTTGTATTTTCTGATGAACACAAGTATGCAGGTACTGCTGATCTTGTCGTAGAGATGGGAGGAGAGACGTGGTTACTAGATATTAAGACATCTAATGCATTACATAAAAGCTACGACT